CAGCTGGACGTATGGTGCAACCTATTATTTAAATCATAAATGGCATAGACAGTGGGGTGGTGAGTTTATGTTTACAGATGCAAATGGACATGGCTTTCTACCTGTCGTAGGTAATTCTTTGGTGATTGTAAAAGCTCCGATTCCACACAAGGTCAACCCTGTTTTGAGTCCATTGATGCCAAGAATTTCTGTACAATTATTTATGAAATAGTTTGACAAATGAATGAGGTGTAGTAGTGAAACCCGAAAAGAAATTATGGCATGAAATTAAAACGATCAATATTGAAAATAATTGCAAATTATCATTTACACGCTTGGAAAATAGTGCTGCATGGGGCACTCCTGATCTACTGGGGTATAATAGTTCTGGCCACTTTTTCACTGTCGAATTAAAAGTAACAAAGACAAACAAGGTACGCCTTTCTCCACATCAAATATCATTTCATATACGACATCCTAACAATACATTTATCATGGTTAAGGACCTCTCCCTTAACCTTGTAAAACTTTATGAGGGAAGGTTTATCAAGGAGCTTGATGCTCGAGGCTTGAAGCTTGACGCTTGCTCCTCGGGGCTTGAGGCTTGCCTCTCGAAGCTTGCTACTCTTTAGGCTTGTCGCTTGCAGCTTGAGGCTTGGCGCTTGAAGCTTGTGGCTTGAGGCCCGGACCAGGCGAACGCTCTGATTCCTCCGTCGAGTTCTTTGAGCTAATTGCCTGATCCGATTCGAGGCTGGCGTGGGACTTGCCCGACTTTGCCACAGCCTCTGTATTACGCTTGCGTAATTCTTTATAATATTTTGGGTGTCTCCACATGTCAATGTTTACCGTATTTAATTGTTTTAATTGTGGCGTCCCAGCATTGTCGACAGTCTCTGCATTCATTGTCTTGTTGAGCTGCTGGACAGGTAGCCCCTGAAGTTACGACCTCTGAAGAGTTAGGCCACGAAGCAGGCGCCCGCTGGTCTATCATGGGCGCGCTAAATCGTATGACTAAATTGTTGGGCTTGTCTTCCAGGTGGTCTTTGATCCAAGCTTCTCGAGTGGGTAACCAGTGACGCTTGTCTGGTGTAGCCCTGCAAACTGAATAAATTTTTTTAAGATGATTTAAATCTTGTACATCTCCTGAGTCGTGCCATCTAAACACATCAGGTTTTTTTGAATTAATTAAGTGTACCATCGCTGTGACCCATTGCGGTGACTGTATTGCTGCCAGCCTTCGATACTGTGCATCCTGCACAACCTTAAAAACATAACAACCTTTTAGAGCGTAACAGTCATAACAGACTGAGCCCTTAACCTTCTGAAGCTTGCCGCCAGTCTTGCATTCTTTGGCAGGTAAACCTATCGACCAGCCCGGCATCTTCGAAGGCTTGCTAAGGCTGCCGCCTATAATTTTTAATGCTTCGTTTGTTTTCATATATCCTATATAATCCTTTATTCTTTATTTGTCAAGCTTGAAGCTTGCAGCTTGCAGCTTGCAGCTTGTGGGCTCTCTTCATACCTTTCTGTTAGGATTTAACCTACTCAGCCGTACTAATAGAAAGCCCTGACCAGCTGTCGCGCAACGTATCATTCTCAATTACTGCTTCTGCTTATTGATACGCCAGTAATCACAACTGATCCCTGGTCCTATCTATGTCGCGCGTACCACCTAAGGCAATGAATAGGACCAGGGATCAGCTAACGCCTCTCACCCTCATGCATATAAATATGCAATCACTCATGGGGCGCGCTGATCCCAGGTCCCTTGAGTGCTGGCCAGTAGTAACGATCGTTTCCGCATAAGCTACACCACTCGGTCAAGAGACCAGGGATCAGCTGTCTCGTGGCAAGCATCTCGCTTTACAGCTCAAACGATGGCTGGACATTCCAACGCCATTCGATACAACAACTGATCCCAGATCCTGTTGTGGAAACCCCGGAGTACATCCACTCTCGACGCCTGGGTAAAAACAGGATCAGGGATCAGTAGCAGTAATACCAATTCCGGTTGCCACTGATCCCAGGTCACTGACATAGTTAAAAACCTTCTCAACCCTTACGGGTATAGTTTAAAACCTATATCGGTCAGCGACCAGGGATCAGGCAGGCTCGCAAGCGATAACCTAACTAGTATATTTACCTGATCCCAGATCTCTCACGCTGGGAGACTAGCACCCATTCGGAGAGATCAGGGATCAGTTCTAGCTGTGGATTCAGGCGATCTAAACCCTATAACACAACCAGAAGTTGTCCCAGATAGTTTTGATCAGTTTCGAGACTATCAAACTCGACTGCTTTATTAGGGTTAAGCGTAACCCAAAAGAATTAATTTTTTAATTTTAATTCTAATAAGTTAATTTTTTTATCCAGAATTTGTATGAGCTGATGATTGTCTTTTATCATCTCAAACAAATCTACCATGTAGCTTAACATCTGTTTATCACTACAGGTAAATGTTTCTGGTAAATCCTGTATTTTTTGTTTTTGTTCTTTTATATTCATGGGACTATCCTATAAATACAATGTGGCAAGAATAAGGCAAACATAAAAATAAATTTTATTTTTTTTCTTGACATATCCTAAAAAATCCTATACACTTGGACGGTGGCTGGGGATGGTGGTTAGTGTGTATCATACATTAGAACCATTCTAAACTGGACCACACACGTATAGGTTGTGCCGAAAATAATATTTGACATTATATTTTATATAGGATATGTTGGGATTAAATAAAGGAGTGAAATATGCAAACTAAAAAAATAACATTAAACGCAGATAAGCGTAAAGTTGTTGCAGATCAATTTCAATCTTTTTACGAAGATAAAGTAAAAGATAAATTGGTAAAAGCAAAAGAACAATATGACATCATGCGTATAAAAGCAAAAGAGATGATTGAAAAAGTTGTAAGACATCATCAACCACAAGAAGATGTTGACACGATTAGAAGAATGATCTCAAAATACAATAGATCAGGTGGTGAGTTGTATGAGGATAATTGTTTCTACGTTCAAAGACCAATTACAAAAGTTGATGATGAGGGTAGAGAATATGTTTCGCAAGATGAAGTCCATGTAAGATTTGACATGGGTAGAAAATTTGCGAGAGCATACTATCGTGATGAGATGAGAGCAAAAGGTCTTAACCCTGATTTCAATTTATCTATCAATGACGACTACTCAAAAAGAAATCCAAAATATTACAATGATGAAACAGCAGTAAATCAATATTTGGGTTTTAGTCATTCAAGGAATGACGCAACAGGAACAGAATATCCTGTTGATAAATGGCGTGAAGATTTTAAACTTTGGACTATTGGTTCTAGTTATTGTCATTCAAGACAGTTTAAAGTTGATGAGAACACCATGAATTTCTTTAAGATGTATGTTCAAAGTGCAGATAATGTAATCAAAGAACATCAAGAAATTTATTCTTATGTTGAGGGCAAAATGCAAAAAGTAAGATTAGGTTTAAAATCTTACAGAACATTTGATCAGGCAAAAGCACTTGCAGATAAAGTTGGAGTTGTTTTAAATGAAACAATGTTAAATGAAAGTTCTTCAATGGCACTTTCAATTTATTCACCAGAAAATCTGGCTAGTCTTTTGGAAGATAAAGAGGTCTTAACCAGAGATCAAAAAATCGCTATTGCTAAAAAACAAATGCAACAAAGTATAAATTAACTATTGACATTATGGGACAATTCATATAGGATTGTCCCATAACAAAAGGAGAAAGAATGACTAAAACTTTTTATATAACTTATTATTCTAACAAGGATAAAAAGCACATAACAAGACAAGGCAAACATGATGATAAGTCTAGATTTGGAGTTTCAAAACAAGGCAAAGCTTATTATGTTTATTATGATCTAGACGCACATGGTTATAGAACAGCGTCGCAATCGTGGAAAGTGAGGCACTAATGAAATTACTTTTACTTTTATTAGGTGTGATGTTAGCACAGGTCAGTTTGATTATTGGTCTACATACATCACATATGACTGTGTCGGTATTATTATTCTTTTTAAGTATAACAATGATCTTTGGGGGGTTGCCAAGATATGACTGATTATAATTGGTGTCATGGCCCTGAGTGTCATAAAAGAAAAACAACCACAAGAGTTCGTGGTGTCAAAGGCAATAAAGTTTTAAGAACCATGAAAATAAAAACAGATCGCGTAGGTGTCTGGAATTATTTTTGCGATCAGACTTGTATGCATGATTTTATTTACAAACACATTGAACAGTTTGCTCAGTTACACCCAAGACCAGAGGCTCTTGAAACACCAATTCAAGACCCTGTAAAAGAAACACTCCAAAGTAATTGGGGTAATTATTCATGGACAAAAACAAGAATAAAAGAGGTTGACAATGCTTGACTTATCCTATATGATCCCAGATATGACAGACAATAAAGATTACACAAGAAGAAACAGATTCAATGGTGAAACTGTTGAACTAACAAAAGAAGAAGCAGACTTACATGATAAAGTCTTTTATCATGAAGCACTAGAGCAATGGTCAGAAATGCAAAAGTGTTTGGATAAGTTTAGTAGACTTAATCCTAAAGCTTACATGGTTCTTTTAGATTAACTAACATACATCGAGGCCCTACGGGCCTCGATAGAGGTACCAAGCCTCTTTACAATTTTCCAAATTTTTAAATAATGTTTTTTTATATACAGACTAGGGGTCCCAGAGCAACGTATTTATTGCGTGTTTTTTAAATAGATAGTGATAGAATACTTTACGAGTTTTCAAAATTCTTGTAAAAAAATTTTGCGGAAAAATTTTTATGAATGAAAAATTTATACAGAACTTAGATAAGCTACCTGCTGATGTCAGAAGAGAATTTGCTTTATTAGCAAATCGATATGGTGAAAAGAAAAAAGAACAATCTATACGAAATGATTTTTTAACTTTTGTAAAACATGTTTGGCCTGATTTTATAGAAGGTTCGCATCACAAAGAAATAGCAGATAAATTTAATAAACTTGCAACTGGTGAAATAAAAAGATTAATTATTAATATGCCACCGAGGCATACTAAATCT